ATTTACTGGATTTAGAATTGGATATGACTTTTATAAGTCTGACTGGAAATACTTAAACGATGCTACTACAAGAGGTAACATTGGTGGTGTTGACGGAATTATGGTTCCTGCTGGGACAACTACTATCTACGATCAGGTATTAGGACAAAACGCTAAACGACCATTTTTACATGTTCGTTACCGTCAGTCTGCTACTGAAGACAGAAAGTATAAGTCTTGGGTAACTGGATCTGCTGGTGGAGCATCTACTACAGATAAAGATAACATGGAAGTACATTTCTTATCAGAAAGAGCACTTTGTGTTATGGGAGCTAATAACTTCATATTAATGAACTAGTACATTTAAAGAGGGTGTCTTAATCGATACCCTCTTTTTTTTAAATCTAATTAAATTATAATATAATGGCAGTAAAAAATTCAAAAACAGGCTATCCTGGCCTTTTCCCTAACTTACAAATTAAGACAAGGGTTTTCGTTTTAACGAGCAACAGAACACCAATAAGACATATGATCGCTGTAAAGCATACAGGTTCTAAACCACTTACATATAATGACAGTGGATTAAATAGAGCTTTAAGATGGGCTACAAATCAAATTTCTCCATTTGTTGATGAACAAGATGGATTAGTAACTTTATCACCAATAGTTTTCACAGATGGAAAATTAATTGTTGATGCTGGAGATCAAAATCTTCAGAAATTTTTAATGATTCACCCTTCTTTTGGAGTTAAATTTGAAGAGTTTGACAAAGAAAAAGATGCAAATGAAGAAGTTCAAGTAATGGTTGGAAGGTTAGATGCTCAAATAGCAGCTAAAGACCTAGACATTAATGACCTTGAAGCAATTGCAAGAGTTGTTTTGAAAGGAAAAAGCAATATATCCTTAATGACTTCATCAGAACTTAAGAGAGATATGATTATCTGGGCAGGAAATAACTCAGAAGAGTTCATGGATCTTTTAAATGATGAGAACTTAAAATTAAGAAACTTAGCAGTTAGAGCTGTTGAGATGAATATTCTTCATGTTAAAACAGATAACAGAACAGTTGTGTGGGGAGACAAGAAAACTCAAAAAGTAATAGTTGTACCTTATGGTGAAAACGTATATAGCGGATTAGCTTTATTCTTTAAAACAGATGAGGGATTAGATGTTTTGCAAAAAATAACAAATAGTCTATAATAATAAACTAATTACTATTAAAGTTAATAAGGGGTTGCAATTTGCGACCTCTTTTTTTTTGTATTTTTGTAAAAAATATATCCAATGATTAACAGTGTAAGAAACACCGTCTTGTTTCTTTTGAATAAAGACAATAGAGGGTACATTGCTCCTTTAGAGTATAATTATTTTGCAAAGCAAGCTCAATTAGAGATGTTTGAGCAGTATTTTTCTGATTACTCAAAGGCTATGCAGCTTCAAAATGCTAGAAAAAAAGCAATAGGCCATGGAGATACAGTATCTCAAATACAAAATAAAATAGACATATTTACTACAAGCTCAACATTAAACTACACAGATGTTAGTTCTACATCTGTAGGTGGTGTTGAAGATTATTTTATTTTACCAGTAAATTTATATAAATTAATTAACGTAACTTACAAAAGTAAGATAGTTCAGGGAGTACCAACTTCAAAGTTTGATATGTTATCTTCAAGTAATTTAACAGCTCCTTCTATAACTTATCCAATATATAAAAGAAATGGATCAAACTTATTTGTAAGACCTTTAAGTATATATTATACAGCAGCTACTCCACAAGGAACAGAGCCGCCTTTAGTTTGTAATTATGTAAGAAAACCATTAGATCCTAATTGGGGATATAATACAATTAATAATGACCCAGTATATAATTCTGATACATCAACTAACTTTGAAATACCATCTTCTGATGAAAGTTCTTTAGTTGTAAAAATATGTAAATTAGCAGGGTTAAGTATAAGAGAGAATGATGTTGTACAAGCAACTAATGCAATGGAAGGTCAGACATACCAAAAACAAAACACATAGATTATGCCTATAATTGGACAAAACTTAACTCAATCTCAATATTACCAAAACAGTGGTAATGAACCTACTAATGATAATTGGGGTACATATCAATACCTTTTACTAGAGGATATTATAAATAATTTTCTTTTAACTTATGTTGGAGATGATAAAGTTATTAATAAGGTAGAAAGAAATGAAGTTGTTTTTCATGCAAAAAGAGGTTTGCAGGAAATTCACTATGATGCATTAAGAGAGGTTATTGGATTTGAAGCTCAAGTACCACAGACTTTACAAATGCATTTACCACACGATTTCGTTAGTTTAGTTAAAGTTTCTTATGTCGGTAATGATGGTCTTACTCATGACATAATGCAGAATTTTAATTCCAAAATAACAAAATCATACCTACAAGATAACACTGCTCAAAAAAATATTCTTTTAGATGCTAATGGAAATGCATTAACCGGAACTCCAGTAATAGAAACTAACTGGAAGAACAAAGGGTCAGACAGTTTAGGAAGCTCAGGGAAGAGTTCTCGTGGAGGAAGATTCGGAATGGATGGTTCTACAGCTAATAGCAACGGAAGCTACCTTATAGACAAGAATTCAGGAATGATATTATTCAGCTCAAACCTGCAAGAACAAAATATTATTATACAATATGTCTCTGATGGAGTATATGGATTATCTGATAGTGAAATAAAAGTTCATAAATTAGCTGAAACTTTTATGTATGAATATTTACAAGCTATAATATTAAAATCTAAATTTGGGGTTCAGGAATATATTGTAAGAAGAACTAGCAAGCAATCTTCAGCGGCTTTAAGGAATGCTAAAATTAGATTGAATTCAATAAAACTAAGCGAATTAACTCAGATATTGAGAGGTCGTGATAAGTGGATAAAGTAATATGAAAATACAAAATACCTTTTCAAAAGGAAAAATGAACAAAGACTTTGACGAGCGTCTTGTTCCTCCAGGGGAATATGTAGATGCTTTAAATGTCAGAGTGGTTAATACCGCTGGTTCAGATGCAGGTGCAGTAGAAAACGAAAGAGGGAATACTAAACTTACGTTTATTTCTGAGTCAAATAATCCTATGTGTATAGGATCTGTTTCTGATGAGGTTGGAGAAAAGATTTATTGGTTTGTTGTTAATTCATTAAATCATTCTTTTGTTTATGAATATAATTCAGAGACAGAGACAATGTCTACATTACTCGAAGACACTAGAACAGGTGTAAATCAAGTTATAGGCTTTGATGAGTATTATAAAGTTACTGGAGCAAATGTAATATACAATACATCTACTAATCAAAATTTATTATTATGGACAGATGGATTAAATCCTCCTAGATGTATAAATATTGAAAGAGCAAAAACCTATGGAGCAAATAGCTTTATTGAGGATGATATAAACTTGTATAAAAAACCACCTAGAAAAGCACCTAGTGTATCTCCATTTACTACAGCCCAGGTTACTGAGAACGCTGTAAAAGAGAAATATTTTGCTTTTTCTTATAGATATAAGTATTTAGATGGTGAGTATTCTGCTTTATCTTCTTTTACTGATTACCAATTTACTCCATCTACTAAGTTTAAGTTAGATTACTCTACAATGGAAAACAATTCCATGCTTAATATATTTAATGCATACAGAATTGGATTTAATACTGGAGATAAAAGAGTTACTGATGTCCAGATTTGCTTTAAAAACCCTAGTTCTAGTTTAATTTTTGTAATAGAAAACTTAAATAAAAAAGAAAAAGGATATTTAAATGATACTGAAAAGACATATTCATTTAGTAATAAGAAAATATACAGAGCTTTACCAGATGACGAGTTAGGTAGAATATTTGATGACGTTCCTTTAACTGCAAAAGCTCAAGATTTTATACAGAATAGAATTGTTTTTGGTAATATTACGAAACAATATGATTTAATAAGAACAATAACTGATACAGATAAAATAAAGATAGATTATACTGCTGAAAAAGTTTCTCTAGCTCAAGACGGTTAC